ACCTACACGTTGTACGTGCCCCTTCCCATATTTGGGTGGCTTTCGAGGTTTCAATTGTTTAACACGGATTGGCTTCGGTCGTGCAACGCGCTGTGAGAATGATTGCGCGCGAGGCAGGTCCGGATCAGTCCGGTTCCACAATGCCCTTCCAAGGGCTACTAGGCCAGCAACACCTGACACGGCTGCAACAGCTATGCCAACCTTCTTCAGATTGCTAGCATTATTGCTACACCAGTCGGATGTATACTCCTGTAAACGTTTCAACGCGGGTTTCGATACCCTTTCCCGTTCACGTTTTTCATCCACTTCGAATATGTACTTTTTGAATTCCAAGTCGAATTTGTCTCTCGATCCACTCATGTCGTTGGGATCGAAAAACTGCTCAAAGTGACTGAGCTTCTCATCCACCATCTTACTGATATCCTCAAAGGACTTCTCAGGCCATACGGACTTCAGGGACCAGAACAACCAGGTGTGGCTGGGATCCAATTTGGATGGAAGAGATTGTGCACGCTCACGATCTTTGGCGGCACGCTCACGCATAATACGGTCAGTCTCATTATCTATACGAGTGTCAAGGCTCACATCCCCTTGTGGGAGGATGTTTTCCTTTTGTTCTCGCTTGAGTCTCTTTGTAACTATCGCTCTGACTTTGGTGTACTCATTTCTATTGAGCAGATTGGTTCCGTAGTCACGCTTAAATTCATACTTAGCGACGATATTCTCTATCGCTTCAGCATAACTCATAGCGAGTCCGGATATTTTGCCGGTACGAATGTCATACTCATAGAATTCAAGATACCCGTAGTCTACGTCATTTGGATCTATGCACGCGTTGTCCACCATGCGGGCTTTGGGCCCAAGGTGGGCAGTGTCTGGTGTACTGCACTCCGAACGAGGAGCAGCCCAATAGGGACTCCACCTCCGGATGAAAGCCGAACCATCTCTCCACAGGGAGTCCAAGTCTTTTACGAACTGCTCACGCATAGTAGTCGCCCACACAATCTTTGAAGTAAAAGGGGTAGTACCCTTGTCCTCCAATGCGGCCATGTGCAGGATATAATTATTGCTGTTAATAGCGCGAATAGCTTCCATATAAGGACTATTTAGCTGACCAGCAACATCTACTGTGGCACCTATGTCATCAAAATAGAATATCTCTTGGCCATGATAGCCAGTGAAGTACTCTTCTTCAGACACTCGGTTG